ACGGGGCCTATGACAAAATATGTTGTAATTCGCTATGCGTTAGCATATTTGGAATTAGATGGAATAGACAGTTCTGTCTAAACCTACTTTGTCACTAGGTTGGTTCCGGGGGTCTTACTGCGCAGTGATGCGCAGCTTGTCTCACGCCTCCGATGACTTGGAGGATTTTATGAATAAACGTGAGTACAAACTTTGGAGACGTCGTATACGTCAGCAGAACCGTGAGGCTCGTAATGCTGCGCGTTTATACGAAGCTGAACATGGTGGATCTTATAACAATGACAGAGATGTCACTGACTTAAGCTTCTCACCGTACACGTATATCCTTCGGGATAGCGTTTCGGTTAATCGCTCTCTAAAGAAAGGTGATTTCCATACTACGACTCCTTATAAAAAGGAGGTTTTAACGCGGCATGGGTTACCTTTGCTTTACTATCAGTGGTTTTACGACCTTGGCTCTTCCCATTTATCGGGAAAAGGGGCTAAGGCCACAGGCGTCCCTACCGCCACTTGGTGGGGGGGATACTCTGATAGTTCATCTATGCGGTCAAAGTTAATGACGGCTTCTCAGACTGCATTATTGGCGAAAATTGTCAATGATGCACCAAACTGGGATGTTCTCACAGATTTGGCCGAGGGTAAAGAGACTGTTGGTCTCTTACGCGAAACCGCTTCGAAGTTTATAAATTTGGCTTCGATGGTTAAGCGCCGTGATGTTTTGTCTATTGCAAAGTTCTTTAAGGTATCCACAACGAAAAGAGGCTTAAAGCGTCTCCGCCGTCGGATTTATCCGAAAAGAACCTTGGGTGGGCACGGTGTTACGGTTGGCTCCTCTATGTCAAACTTATGGATGAGTTACCGGTATGGATTCATGCCGATGATTTATTCGATGCAGGATGCATTAATTGCATTCAACGCGTCGTTTGCAGAAGGAGTCTCGCTTACGTCACAGGTAACCTTGAGCGATTCTTTGTTCGCAGAAACATCTGCTACTGGGGATACTGCAACTGGTTATAAGGCGATTAATAAATCTAGTCGCTCCTGTAGCGGTAGTTTTCGTAAGAAAGCTTACTTCAACTACACCAACTCCATGCTGGCCAGACTCATCGGCAATCCTTTTGCCGCTGTTGCGAGAACCACTTGGGAGCTTGTACCCTTTTCATTTGTCGTAGACTGGTTCGTTGGAATCGGGGACTACTTGGATAACCTTCAAGTAGACACCTTGGTTCCTACTTCATCCGTCAATGTGACAGAGAAAGGCTCTACTCGCCTTACCAATTGGTTCGTACCAGATGGTGCCGTTAACGGTTACCGCCACACTATTGCCAAGTTTCATGGTGCTAGTGCGGTTTCGACCCACTTCAGATTTGAAAGGTCGAAAGGTTCCTTGTCAGTTCCTGGTATTAATTTATCACAATCGTGGTACACTTTTAAGCGCTCAATTGACTCTTCTTGCCTTTTATGGCAACGACTCAGTAAGAGACTTAATGAATACGTCGACCCAGATTCGGGCCTACGCTATCGTGTACATTAACAATTATCATTAATCATGTACAAGGTGACATATGTCATTAACTCTGAAAGTGGCAACAGCCACTACCATCGTGTTAACGAAAGCTCGTCAGTTGGCGAACGGCGTCCTATTTCAATTAGTAGGCGCGTCTTACGCACAAACTACAACTTATCGTATGACACAGAACGTTGGTAAAACAGGTACTGCGAAATCGCGCGGTGTGATTACTCTTCCTTACTCCTATGTGGGTAGTGACGGGTTAACTCGTATCGAAGCGGGCTACGCAGAGTGGGGTACAACCGTACCGAGCACTATGCCTATCACTGAAGCTCAAAAGCTCCCATGGCTGCTTCAATCGTCGACTGCAGACCAGTCTTGTACTGATCTAGTTGCTAATCGCTGTTTTACAGCTGTTTAGCACCTGTTGACTAAGGAGTGGCTATGGAACACCAAGACACCGCTTTGGCGTTTGTTATTAACATTCACCAAAGACTCTCCCGCGACTTCCCGGTCACACCCTATAAAATGTGGTGTGATTGGGTACATGCTCAAAGTCTAAGTCCACTTGAAAAGTGGCATCGTATCTTGTCCTGGAAAATAACTCCCCAGGACTACGATGATCGGAAATTATTTCGATATGATTGGCAGCTGAATAAACTGCTGTCAAAATTCTGTTCTGGTGGAGTTCCATCCGAACAGGATAAGACTGTAGCATACGCGAAATTTCTGAGTACCGAAGATCGTTGTGCACTTGTGAACGAGTACTATGCCTCGTCCTCTGTGGCGAGGGGTGCTAGCGGATTGCTCCTTAGCATCTCAAAAATAGTTTCCTCCGTTCTAGGCCCAGTTGAAGACTTCTTCAAATGGGTTGAGTTGCAAGCCATAACGTCGTCCACTTTTGTCCCAGATCTTTTTACCGAAACTTTCGGGAAAGATGGGCAGGAGACGTGGAATTCTCTGTCAGCCGCTTATGGCCCAGGGATTTCATTCGGGCGTGATGGCGATAAATTGTCATCAATTTCAGAAAAATTACTGCTTGGGTCAGTGACTTCCGACTGTCGTTATCTTGTCAGTTGGGTTAGGTCAGTGTTTGAGGGTATACCTCAGTCTGCTGCTACGCACGTGGTGCGTGGGAGCTGTTTAACCTTCGTAGTAAAACGTGTTGGGGAAGCTCGGACGATTTGCTATGAACCTAGCATGAATATGCTGATTCAGAAGCTTATTGGTTTATACCTGAAGTATCGGCTGAAAGCCTGCCTCGGTATTGACCTTTTAAATCAGGAACGAAATCGCTCTTTGGCCAGGCTAGGATCGTTATGTGACAGTTATGCCACTATCGATATGTCGTCTGCCTCTGATTTAAACGCCTCTATACCAGTTCTTCAAGTCTTATCCCCAGGTTGGTTTCGGTTGCTGGATGATTGTCGGTCGAAAGAATATTTTGACCCGATTAAAAAGTCCTGGCAGCCATTCCAAAAGTTTTCAACTATGGGAAATGGCTTTACGTTTGAACTGGAGACCCTGTTTTTCGCGGCAATTGCAAAAGTTGCGATTGATAGCGTTAGAAATGACGCTATCGCGTGGAGGGAAGTCGCGGTTTATGGCGATGACCTCTTATTCCCAAAGGAATACGCGCACGTTGTGAAACAGGCACTGCTGATATTTGGGCACATTCCAAACTCTGAAAAATCATTCACCGAAGGCCCCTTCCGGGAGTCCTGCGGTGGAGACTATTTCGAGGGGACAAATGTTACGCCCTTCAAAATTAAGGATTTGGACTTAAATGACCCGACATCAGTCGTCAACGTTTATAATGGACTCTTTATCAGTGCTCGCGAAAATCCTGACCTGCGTAGTATTTGTAGCAGGTTTGGCCGCGCTCTATCTTTTATTGAGCGTTGGCTTCGATCACGTTATCCTCGGTTAGGGGATGGCGAGATTGAATGTAGATTCAGCAAAACACTGGTCGAGTATGAATTTCAACCTTCTAACCGTTGGTTGTTTTCGATTACTCCTATTATTAATGTTCTATATTCCACTTATGTGCAACGCATCGTACCAAAGTGGTTACTTGTCAAACAACGGGAACCCAAACGAAAGAATGGGCAAGCCCTTGACTATTGTATCACTACTGAATACTTGCGTTATATCACACAGAATGGAGGTGAGCATGTTAGTATATGGGAAGAAACTCCTCGATTTAGACGAAATCTTGATCTATATCGCTCGAAAGTGCGCACAACTACCAGAGGTAGAAATGCACCAGCTATGCATTGCGAAGGTAAACCAAGCAGTTCTTGCGTGGCAAACCGACCCAATCGCAGCGACGTGTCGCTACCCATGGCTCAGTTTATTCACTTACGAAAAGGTGGAGTGTCCGTTATCTACTCAGTGGCCTAATCTCCCCTACGGTCTTAAACCCGTCGGGAGGCTTCCTCACGATCGAGATAATGACGCGGAGTCATAATCTCTTCACAAGGTTCACCG